CTTTGCTAAACAAGGGAGATCCAAATCCAGATTGAGGCACCGTATCTCTACGGCACCCCAATTAAAACTGAAAGTGGAGTTGATGGATGGAAGGGTTGGTGAAACGTCACGTCTATGGGTCAAACTGATAATCGACAACGAGTATCTTCTTGTACGCCTCAACAGTAGAAGGTAAAATCTCGTTATCGATTAAAGGTTGACCGATAGTTAGCAAGCCATAACGTTTCAGAAGGGAAGACTCATCGACCGTCACTATAGGAGAATGTGGGTCGACTTTACTAGAGTGAATGATTGGTGCAGTTTTAGGTAGGAGGGCGTTGATGACACGTGGATACATGCCATGCAACACACTTGCCATATGGGTGTGGAAACGCTCATGGATCGGTACCTTGGATTTACCAGGTACGTCACCAAAACACGTCCACATCATACGGACAAAAGGACCTAAATTGAGTATCGGATAGTAATCAAAGACACCCGATGACTCTGACCAAACGGGAGAGTGTTTGAGGAACTGAAGGTTATCAGGCTCTGTCACCTCTTCGAAAGTAACGTTGTATCCAATAGAAAGAGCGGAGTCCATCAAACTCCTGTCTTGACAATCATAAAAGAAATTAGTCAAGATTGATAAGGATGCAAAATTATTAACGAGAGTGGTGAGAACAGATCCCGAGTACAGACGTGGAAATTTTGGTTTGAATTCAAGGTAATCACTTATCCTCTTCTTACCGTTGACATCCTTCACATAAGGAAGACGCACCGGCAATAAGAGTTGTGAAACCAGGCATTCAATCATCTCAGTGTCGCCGTCTGTTAACCCTCTACCAGATAGCAACTTGATGATGAATTCGAAAAGATCAGGGGAGTGTGAAGCATCACATGAGCTTATATCAGCGTTGCCCATGTGAACCACTCCCTTCCCATCGCGATATGATACGCATGAATCATCAGAAAAGTAGACCCCGACATAGTCGTAAGCCACTCCCTGATAATCCAGGAATATCAACGCATGGAAGACCTCATACAAATCCCAAAATTTAACGCCAGGACAGAAGAAGATCACTCCTCTTCTATCACCATCAGTAAGAAAGAGAGGTTTAGTCATCTCTTTCTTCAAACGCTCAACCCAACGTAACCCAACTAAAGAGGAAGCTACGCTATTCCCATAGATGGGATTCCCATTCAGATCGAAAATACCACGTGGAGGTTTGAGGTATTTTGCGATTTCCCGAAGTTTTATCTTTAAGACAGTGAAGTGCGCCGACCATTCGCCAGGATATACGGCATGACCGTGATAAACAATCAAGTCATAGGCAATTATCCGTAAAATCCGCTTCACGTGAGGTAAACCGTGATCCTCAACAAGGGAAGTGAATTGATCACCCCACTCATTGACGATATCGGTCCAATCCCAAGAATCCACCCAGTGCATGATATCATCCTTATGAGAGAAGGATTGATACTTACGAGAGACGGGTAGATGCTGCGCCAATGGGATGGTGGAAAATGGAAAAGATTTCAACTTCTGGGTTGATGTAACCCTAGTGGCACAAGCCACAACACGGTTCAAATTGCTGTCACCATAAACAACAGTGTCCTGGAGAGGAGGACGACGGTCATCTATGGTGGAGTAGGAAAGATCTGTGGTATCATATGGTGGGACAAGGAAAATGTCACGATCCACATCCCAAAAGTCATCCAAACCGTGCTCCGAATATTTTGTGCGTATTAACCTTGGTGTGCCAAAAGCATTAGATGCAAAAACACAACGCTCCAAGGCGCCCGGATCAGGGTAATCCACCACGGGTCTTCGGGTGTACCCATATTTCGAATCTAGTTTAACGAGAGCGCCGACGCCACCTGCATAGACGACTGAATGGCTAATCGCAGGTGGGCGAAGTTATTGATGGCGGTCTCGTAGGTGCTCTTGTGACGAAGAACATGCTG